AACTCTACCGCCGCCAGTTGAGCCACTGCTCTTGACTGCTGGAGTTTTCTTCACATAAACGCCTGCTTTAGTGAGAATCATTCTAACACCATTTGGGGTTTGTCCTAATTCTTCTGCAACCGTTTGTACAACTTCCATACTATTTTCTGGAGTTGGTTCTTCCGCAGTATACATTTCAACTGCTTGTTCTTTTAGTTCGTCTGTCCAAGTTGACATTCTTTTTCTCCTTGTTTTACCAAATTTTGATTCAAACTCATCTATAGTCATAGTATTACGGTAGCCAGGACACCAACCTGTGGCGTCTAGCATCTGATTGTAAAATCTATCACTCATTGACTTGTTTCCATTAATATAAATATATTATAATCGAATTTTAACCGTGTGTCAAGAATTATTTTCATTTAGTTGGAAGTTTTTCAAGTTAGTTTCCAATAAAATCTTAGCATAATTTCTTGAAGTTTCTTTACCAAAGTGGTGTAAGTCCCTGCCCAAATCCGTATATAAGCCTAACCAATCTTTATCCCACCAAGTATGACTAAAGTGAGCACCATATGTTTCAGCTATTTGTTTAACTGCAAGAACATTTTTTAATTGATTATACTTTGAATTATTTTCTTCAAAGTACCACAACTTCCAATAATTTCTGAATACTTCGTAGTCTTTCCAGTCAGGTTGTTCTATCCAATCCATCCATACAGCAGCTGGTCGCATAACATCTGTGTCAGTTAACAGCTCAAATCTATCGTCTGATGGCACTAAAACATGAACTATCTTTGGTTTGAGTTTTGGAATCCACTCATATGCATTACGAAAAACTGTGTCAGCACTTGCTCCTATAATTCCTAAATTACATTGTGCAAGATTGAGGGAGTCTGCTACATGAGTTGTCCACTGGTCTTTCCAAGCTCTACCCACTCCAAGAGTTTCACTACATCCTATAAACATAATTCCACCTTCTTCAAATTCAGGACTTCTGAATCCATCACTATTGAATGTGTACTTTATATTTGTTTTATCATACCCTGTTCTTGCAAGTTCAGTGGGTTGTTGTTCCATGTGGTGGTCATATAATCCTTCGGTGTCCATAGGAAACCAATCAAATACTTTATTTTTAAGATTTTTACTTTGATGTAATTTTAGACTCATTCTTCGTATATAAATGGATTGAGCTTTTTAGCTCTCTTTAATCTTTTTCTCCAATGAATCTCTTCCTTTATCTTCTTGTAAGGAAAGATAATCCATTTCCATAATTTTTTAATACCTGTAGCCATACTTCAATAACTCCTCTCTAAACATCTCTGATACGAGATTAATACTTTTAATTGTATACCATCTCTTATAATCACTTATATACTTTCGAGACTCTAATTGAGATACATCATCCACCCAAAGTTTCTTTTTATGTAAATCTTCATGCCAATGACTAAATTCTATCATGTGGTCACACTCTTTATATAAATCTGTCTGCAACTTTAGTCTACCTTTCAATAACCAATTATCAAAACCTATATAATCTAAATCATGTAAGTAATAATAAGCAGCTCTTTCAAAAGTATTTGAGAGAACTCCTATAGATTTCCCCTTGTTTGATGTAAGTATTATTGATTGTTTCATAGTATTCCGTAGTGCGGCTCCCAATACTGTAAATTTTCTTTATACCAATCTACAGTAAGAGGTATTGACTCGCTGGGATTTAGTGTATGTCTCCATCCTAAATCGTGTTCTATATCTATAGAGTTATGTGGGTAGATAGTATCATTATAAATTCTATCTTCAGTGCATACTATATTTCCTTTCCCTAGATAATCCACTATTGTCTGAGCCACTTCTAGATTTGACATAATTTCAGGGTGTCCGATGTTATAAATTTTATGATTTTCAGACTTCTTATAAAGCAACCATAGAGCTTCTGCAGCATCTTCTACCCACAGATATCTTCTTTTTGCTTCTCCTTTACCATGTAAAGTTATATCTCTACCAGTCAAAGCCTGTAAAGCAAATCTAGGTACTATATTTCTAATAAACTGTCGAGGTCCGATTATATTATTTGACCTAAGAGTAGCTATGAACATGTCAGGATACATATGTTTATATGAGTTTACTATCATGTCTGCTGCTGCTTTAGAAGCACTGTAAGGATTGGTGGGGTCTAGTTTAGCATTATCATCAATACTATCTACTGAGCCATACACTTCATCAGTACTCATCACTATAAGTTTCTTTGCTTCATTTCTTTGACAAGCATTAAGAACACTCTGCGTTCCTAGTACATTTGACTTAGTAGTTTCTAGAGGTTTTTCATAGGACAAATCAACATGAGGTTGTGCAGCCAAGTGAAAGACTATATCGTCTTTCTGTACAATTTTCATCATTATATCTGGGTCAGAAATGTCAGCAAGAAACTGCCTAACTCCTGTAGTTAGATTAATGTAATTGTAATGGTTAGATATTTTATCAACTACTACTACTTCTTGTGCTACTCTATCTCTCAATAGACTAACTAAGTGTGAGCCAATAAATCCACTACCTCCTGTGACTATAAACTTCATGTAAAGTTTCTTCTAAGTGTTTCTAATTTTTCTTCTGCACTAGCTAGTGCTTCAATGTGTTTATCAAATTCTTCTACTAAATCAGAATGTTCTCCAATTCCTACAGAATTTTTAAAATATACTTGTAAAGTTGCTTTTGCAACTTTTATCTCTGCTTCATATTTTGAAGCAAGGGCTTCCACCCATATGTTTCCTTTATACATATTACTTTTTTCCTAATAAAGATGTGCAAAATTCTTTTACGAATCTTTCTCTGTTGTTGCTTAAAGTAGGGTACATAAGTAGAGGCACTAGCAATAACGCCATAATGCCTACTATTCCAAATGTCAACCATTTAGTGTGCACTACCAGATTGTGAGGGTCTATCATTTTGCATATACGAAATGCAGGAATAAATAGCCTGTACATAATCATAACCCAACCACTCAGCCAAAATGCTAAAATGATGTCCATGTTTTTCCTTTTCAGTCTAAGACTGCTTTACAAATATTGTTGTAAGTGTTTTAAACTTCCCATTTCGTATGATGCTAAACAGTATTGTTTGCCAGCATAACTTAAATGTGGGAAGTACGTATCTTTTAAGTCGTCTTGTGTGCACTCTATTGTACTTACTAGATAGACTCTGTACCCTCTTTCTTCTGCTGCTTCAGGTTTTAGCTCTTTCTGCACTATTGCAGGATAATTTTGTCTAATTGCCCAAACCCGTTCTTCGAGGTCAAACTCATCTGCTACACATTGGTCTGGTAACATAGCGTTTCTTCTGCCCTCAAAATCTGTCATTGAGAGTTTTTGCGGTACTCCTAGTCTCTCAATAATACCTTTTATAAATGCTGGTGAGCGATATAGAGCTCTAGCTATATCTGAGATGTTGCTTCCCTCTAAATACATTTGTACTGTAGAAGTAATCTCTTGTTTTGTTGCTCCTTTGCCTTTATTCTGTGCTTTCCTTCTAGCACGAAAATCCATTGTTTCTTTAAACTCGGCTATAATATTATTTAACCTTGTTGTATTGTATGCAATATTTAATATACTACATGCTTCTTTCTTTGTTATAGGCTTTTCTGCCAATAGTAATTCAATAACATTACTAATATTCGTTTCCGTCAAGTTCTCGTGTTTCTTTACCCTCACTGTCGCTCCCTAATAATATAACTGCGTAATGCAGTATCTTTAATAAATCTTGTTTGTTTCTTCCTTCTTTCTTTCCATAGCGTTGTGCATATTTTATAATATTTCCTATGCAGAAACCTTCGCCATGACCAGCATCGAATATAAACTCGGTTGACTGGATTTTATTCATACTATAATGTTGGTCGTATGTTCCCAAAATATGATTTTTAAGTATTAATAATACTTCGTCCTCGTTAAACTTGTATTTTGTTTCAGAGTTAAAAGATGTTTTATTTCCATTATCATACTTGTCTGTAAATTTAGACATCTGTTTTCTCCGAGTTAAAAAAGAAAACCTGTACTAATCTACCTGTTTTCTTATCGTAGCCAAACCCTGCATTAAACGGGGCATGCCAATAATGAGCAGGATAAACTGCACATCTGTTAAAAATATTACCTACATAAGTATGTAGTTCCCAATCTTTATCATTATCTTTAGCTTTCCACTCTCCAAAAAAGGCAGCATTTTCATCTCCTTTCATTTTACTTTCGGTGGCATATATTTTATTTGTTCTTTTATTTCTAAAAAGTCCTGTTCCTGTGCTAACATCTGCTGCAGGTTGCATATAAACAATAGCAGCCCAACCAGTAGACCCATGCTCAGTATTAGACTTTACTGTAGACGGCATAATATCATTATGAATCCAATTTAAAGTCTTACCTTTTTTATACCTTCTATCTGTTTCCATGCCTAAGGTAAATCCACAATTACTGTTCATAGTTGGAAAATCTATTAACTTGCTTCCAATAACTCTTTCTAATCTATTACGGCAGTACAATCTGTTTTCTTCTGAGAAAGTACCAACTGTACGCTTTCCTGGAAAGTTATTAGTATTTCCTTTACCTCCAGGGTAGTAGAATAATTTGAGAGCATTTTCTCTCACTTCCATAGGGTTGGGATAAAAATCGTCTAGTATATGAATCATTTGTCCAATTCATCTAATACATCTAATCCACCTTCTATCTTTGCAAGATATTCTCTTTTCTTATTTAACTGTCCTTTTAGTACATCAATCTCTTGTTCAACTGCGTCTCTTTGTTGTGTTAAATTATTTCTTATCATAGCACTATGAGACATTGTCTCAGGGGGTGTCTTTGTAATTCCTAGTAAAGCGTCTAGTACATTATCTTTTTCCATTGTTTAATCTTACTCCATTTAGCAACTGATACTCAGTGCCATTACTTTTTCTAACTACAATAGGTCGTTTTAAGTTTTGATTTGTTTCTAGTCTTTTCACTTGATTTACTAGTTCTTCATCACTAATACTGTCGGGAAATACTACTCCCTTGTTTCCTATCATTACTTTTTTCATCTTGTTATCCTTTTCTCATAGTCAGCGTAATCTTCGCTCCACCAATGAGGCTTGTCTCTGTGAGACCATGCGGCGAATGTAGCTTTGTCTAGATGATAGTAGTCACGATAGCTCTGTATAGGGTTATCATAATCTTTCAAGTCATCTGGCATTGCTAGTCCAAATTCTGTAAATCCTAGTCTGGGCATATTCTTTGGCTCAGGTAGTTTGTTTACTACTTCCACTATGGATTTGTGTTGTTTGCCATAACGATAGTGGTACTCATCATTTAACGCGTTAGCGTAACAATGAGTCCACTCAAAGTTATCCAAGCTCGACCTTACCCATATCGTACACGGATGATTATACATCATCGGTAGGTATGGCGTGAGCGGTCGCTGGTCAAGCGGTAGGTGCTTAATCTTGGCTTTCTCACTATTTAGTACTTCTCGTTCGTCCTTGTCAAGCGCACGAGGTACAAAACCTAGTACATGGTCAATCCATATAGCTGTACATAAAAGTTGCGCTGCCTCGAGAGGCATTTTCACGATGTGTTTATCTACATGAAACTCAGCACATTTGTCCAAGTCCTCGTCTAGGTAAAATAAATTCATTACGCAATCCAGCACTTGTAATGTGGGCACTCGCCATTTTCTGACTGTACTGAGGCTCCACAATGTTCGCACTCTCCGTAATGGAATATGTCAAACTGCTTTGTTTCTGAGTTCCACATATTAACTGTTTTGTGTTCGTTGTTATCTGTATTTTTCATATGTATATTATACTAAAATTATAACCATATGTCAAGTATTATTTTCTGATTTGTTACAATATGGACACTTCATGCCAACA